AACAGTATTGTTAAGATAGGTACAACTAAGATCTTTAACTATTTCTTCAATAGGATATAAAACTAGATTTTTGGCTCTTTCATCTAGCTCGCATGTATAAATAGGTTTTTTACCGTCTTTTAACAGTTTATTCATACCATGCGTTTGACCGCCAGCATCGTCGCTGTCAAGAAATCTTGATGGTGGGTCCATCATAAAAGTGCGGTCGTGAAATATAACAGAGCCAACTGCGTTGATTCCCCATACTTCATCAAAGTGATCGCCGTGTGATGCGGCTAAATTGTATTCAAACCAGCTTTTGCCAAGACCAACAATAGCAATGGTTTTACCCTCGAGTTTTTTTATTGGTTTCATATCTTTCTACGATACGTTTGTTCTTAGCGAGTCGTATCGGTACTCGTCTCTTCTACCTCTTGCTTCAGCTTTATTTTTTAAAGCTCCAATTTCTTGTAAAAATCTGTTTTCATATAAAGTCATAAGATCGGGCTCACCTTTCATAAAAGTGTAAGCCTCTACCAAACATCCATAAATTAAAGCGTTTCTTGCATGATCTGATAACCAAGTCCCTGTTGTATCAGTTACTAAAGAATTAGGCTTATACAAATAATGCAGTTCTACTTCATAACTTGAATTTGGAGTAGGGGCAACAATAAGGGTTGACTCTTTAGTGCCTGTAGCTAAATCTTTATCATAATCGCCATAGTAAAGTGGTAAGCCATACTTTGTACTATCAGTTGGATCTGGTGTGTATTCTTGCATAAAGCTTGTATGTTTTTTTTCTAAAAAATTATACTCGCCATTTGAATCAATCGTTGCCAAAGAAAAACTTAGTTCAAAGTCAGATGGAGCTGTCAAAAATCTTGAGCCTAAAGTAAGTTGACCTTTAACATTTTTTCTAAAATAATCAAATTGCACTAGCTCAAATATTCTTTCTTCAGTATTTTTTATAATATCATCAAGAGTATTTACAAAGGTAGTGTCATCATTTTCTACGTAATTTTGTATGATCGTCTTTAATTCTGTTAGCGTCATGTCGTATTTATAGTACCGCCCATACCTGAATGATTAGTACAGTAATAATAAAGCGTAGGTGCTCCACTTGCAACTTCTATCTGAGTGTAAGCCCCTGAAGATCCTGGTGTTCCTGATGTAGTTACGCCAGTAGTGTATTCAGATCCGCCACTATGAGTTCCATTTGAAGTGGTTGAAAATCTTAAAGGATGTCCAGAATTACTGCTATCAGATTGGTCAAAACGGTAAGTGCTGCCCTCTGTTAAGTCTAATGTGGCTTGCCTTGAACCATTAATGTAAAAATAATTAGAGCCATAATAACTTGCAACCGTAACAGTATAAGTTGTAATTGACGGGGCTGGCGTAGGAGCAGGTGTAGGAGATGGAGTTGGAGTTGCGCTAGATACGCCTCCAACAGTAACATCGCCCAAAGCACTATCCACTCTAAAACCTGCTATTGAACTACTTATAATATTATCATTGTTAGATATGACAAAACCTTGACCAACTTCTTTATCAGTATCAGGTCTTGGTTCAAAAATCGCTTGCGGGTCCGAAGGACTTGTATGTGGTTCTAGCTGCGGATGTTTTGTTTCGAAACAATTAGGACAAGTTTTTAGACCGTTCCACTCTTTTTTAAGCTCATGTAATCTATAACGAAAACCACATCTATCACAGATTGCTAATGCTTTTTTACCACTAGCATAAGCCATTATACGCCTCTAAGATAAGGCCTTATTCTAAAAGATGCTCTATCCTCGTCTTGCGACTCAGCACGTAAAAACTCTTCTTCGTAAAGTTGTTTTAGTAATTGTGTTTTTTCTGGAGCTTTTTTAAGTGATAAATAATATGACAGCCCTGCAACAAAACAAGGATAGAACCTAAATGGCAAATCCATAGTATCAACTGAAGTATCTGCATCATCCATACGAACTAACTTATTAAAAACTAAAACGTCTGTAGAGTTTTCTGGTGTAGGCCATACGTTAAGTACAGGTATTATTTGTTTATCTAAAAAAAACTGATTTGGTCTAGCTTTGGTTGTTTTATTAGGTATGTTGATATACTCACTACGACTAAGCCTAGACATGTTTATATCTGTTTGAGTATCGCTAACGGTTCTTCTACAGACCACATCTAGTATGTCTATAACATTAGAATTAAGTGTGTATGCGGAAGTGCCCTCTGTTACTGTTTGAGTGCCTTGCTCTACAGTCCATTGATTTAATCCTCTGTTTGCCCATTCTGCCAACATTAGATTTACCGATCTTTTTGCAGTTCTAAGATCGTAGCCTGTTCTAAGCTCTACGCCGCATCTTTCAAAGGCTTCTTCAATAAACTCAGTTACATTTGGTTCAAAATCTGTACTACCTGAAGTTGCCATTATTTTTTACGCTTTGTTGTTTTGAGGCTTTTTTCAATAACTTTTGCTTGTGCAAGATGAGATTTAGAAGCTTTTTTTAATGCACTAACTAATTTCTTTTTTTGTGCAACTGTTAATTCTGCCATTATTCCTCCGTATCGTTATACAAGTTATCAAAAACTCGGTTGACATCTAAGGTATAGTCTAAATCAGATTTAGAGTAATGTATATGTTGAGACGGTCTAAAGTCGGGTGCTCCTTCACCAGTTTGGAACCAAGCAGGATGCGTTACTCTGACTCTATTATTTGGTAAAGCGACAATATTACCAGTCCATTCGCCTGCATCTAATAGTTCTAATACATGACTGCTTTTATGTTGCGCGGGATCGTCTGCTATCTCACTTTCTGTATAATCAACAGTAAAATAATATTTGGCTGGAAACATTTGACCGTCTATTTTAGCAAGCCAAGGACAAGGTGTTGCTCTATTTATTACATATACTGAATTATGATGAGATGAACAATCCCAAGGCTGAGCATCATGGACTTGCATGGGTTCAGGCCATTCTTCAAAAGGCGTATCGCCAACTAAAGCTGTTATAGGCATGCGGGCCCACATAGCTCCACCGTGAACCGTATCTTCAGGCTCACCTTCAGCCTCGACACCTGTAAATATTATGTGAAAACTAAGACATCTGTTTGGCATTGTAGTAACGCCAACAGCCATAGCGTGTAGAAACTCGCCGTGATACTTATCGTGATTGTGTGTATATTCTTTCCTTACCCAACATTTAAAGTAAGGAATATTGCTGTAAAGATATGGCACTTACTATATATTATTTTCCGCCTCTTTTGTTGCCTTTAGGTGCGCCACCTTTTTTATAGCCTTTGGCGCTCCCTCCTTTTCTGTAACCTTTAGCTGCGCCGCCAGTTCTAAATCCTTTTGAAGCTGCGCCACCTCGAGACATACCTTTAGGTTTTGCACCACCTGCAGCACCGCCTTTTGACATGCCTTTAGGCTTCATTCCACCTCTTTTGCCACCTTTACCATAACCTTTTGTTTTCTTAAACATAATAACTCCTAAGATATAGTAGTCTTTTTTCTACGATTGTTCATAACTTTACCACAACCTCTTGCTATAAAGGTAATTTTTTTAACTGGACCGCCTTCACCCATTCTTACTTTTGCTTTTTTTGTATTAGCAACTACTGTCTTACCTTTTGCACCAGCTCTCTTCTTTTTTCTGGCTGTTTTAGCTCTTTCAGCTTTAGATAGACTTCTTGCTTTGGCTGCTGGTAGACAGCGATCAGGATTTTTTTTATTTTTGCTAGTGCCACATGGACCTTTAATTGATCCATCTGTACCAATCCTAACCCAATTTTGTTTACGCCACTCTGCTAGTTGTCCCATAAGTTTAGCTAGATGATCTCATTACAGCTCCAAAGCCTGCATTGGCAATACCGCCACCAGCATACTTTTTTCTTTTACTTTTTTTAGCTTTGGATTTTTTTGCATAGTTTGGATCTTTACAATATTTAGATGCGGCCATATTTGCATATGCGCTGGGATATGTATCAAATGTACGTTTTGCCCAAGCTTTACCCTCTGGACATATTTTACCGCCACTTTTTACTTTCTTTGCCATTATTTTATTTTACCATGTTTTTTTCTAATCGCATCTTTGCCACGTCTAAATATCTCTGCTTGTCTTGGCTTACCGCCATATTTAGACCTTTGCTCACCAACAGTTAATATTTGAATTTTTCTTGCAAAAGCTTTTTTTATTTTTTTAACTTTTGCGACTGTATCTCTAGCATCTTGCAAAGTTGCATATTTAATTGAAACAGTATCTTTTGGGTTTTCATCTGTATATAGACGACGACCACTACCTTTTGGTTTTTTTCCTGTTCCTTTTTTTGGATCTGCCATTTAACAACGCCATTGTCTACGCGACCAATAGTTTGCTTTGGTTCTATCGCTGCCTAAATTTTTACTACGAGCACAATAAGCTTTTCTTTTTTTAGGATTATTAGGATGAGCTCCTAGCTTAGGATCGCCAAAAGTCACGCGTTTGATATTACCAGATGCAGGATCGCGAACAAAAACTTCTCTAGTTTTTTTACCAAATCCAGGAGAACCTTTAGAGATTCTCCTAGGTTTGTTTAGGGTTACTTTTTTACCCTTATATTCAGCCATTAATCGTATTTCTTGATTAACACCAGGATAATATTATAAGTATCGCCACTAGAATGACCGACTGTTGTAAAATCTATGTCTCCAGTCACTCCACTGCCCGCATTGTTAGGTATAGCTGTAAAATAGTCATAATACTCATCGCCTGTACTATCAGCAGGCAACCCTGCCAATAATACATTTGTAGAAGCATCAAATTCTATATTTACGCCCATACCTCTTGTCATCCAATAAATACGCGCAACAGAAACTTTGGTACAGGTTTCACCCCTGCCGTTTTTAGCTAACGCAGATACGTCAACTTTTTTAACAGCGCTTTCGCCTGAACCGTCTGAAACATTAGTAAATTTAACAACGGCTTGTCTGTCGCCATCCTGTATTGTTTGGGATGTAACTGTATCAGCCATATTTAACTCCTAATATTAAGCGTCAGCAAATGGAGTTACTATAGTTCCTGAACCTAATACTATACCTTCGATATTGTATTTAGCAGATGCCATAGCAGTACATCTAATAACAGAGCCTACAAGACCACCTTTGGTTGAGCCGTTAAAAGTAACTACATCGTTTGATGCGCCTGATATGAATACTTTACCACTTGCATTATCTTTACCAATATAAAGACCACCAACAAACTTATCTGTACCATCAGTTAAGATGTCCATATCAGTAGCTGCGGTTTCAATAACAAAAGTAAAACTAGCGCCTAGGTTGTTTAATTGATTTGGGTCATCGTCGCTGCCTGGTGCAGTAGCAACAATACTTGGTAAAGTAAACTTACCATCTGCATCGTTACAAAGTAATATTTTGCCTGCATGAGCATCAACGGTCAAAGTAGTATCAGCCGTTAAGCTAACGACA